CGGCGGCCGGCGCTTTTCGCCGCCCCCCCACTAGCTCCCCCAAGCCCTAAGGACACCCCGCCATGAGCCTCGCTGATCGCAATCGCGCCCGCGCCCTGGCCAAACTCGCCGCCGCCACCGCCGCGCCCGTTCCCGCCCAGGAAGACGCCCAGGCCACGCCTCCGGCCCGCCAGTCTGGCGCTTCGCTCTCGGCTCGCAACCGCGACCGCAAGACCGCCAGCAAGGTCCCCGCCCGCGCCGCCGCCGTCGCCGCCGCGCTGAACGTCGAGAACGCGGCCGCCACTCCGGCGGAACAAGCGTCGCCGCCGGCAGAAGCCGAAGACGAGCGCTCGCGGGCCTATCGCCTGAAGCTGATCGAGTTGGGCGAGGATCGCCGCCAGCTCAAGGCGATCAAGTCCGTCGCCAGCAAGATCGATCTGAAGCGCCAGCTCTTGCCGAAATACGGCCCGTGGGTCGAAGGCGTCATGGCCGCCGAAGCGGCCGGCGGCGTCATCGAGCAAGACGAGGTCTTCACGACGGTCATGATCTGGCGGATCGACGTCGGCGACTTCGCGGGCGCGCTCCCGCTCGCCGACTACGCCCTTCGCCACAAGCTGAAGCTCCCCGATCGCTATCAGCGCGACGTCGCCACCACGGTCGCCGAAGAGATCGCCAACGCCGCCCTCAAGGCGCTCACGGCCGGCGAAACGATCGACCTCGAAGCCTTGCATGGCGCGAGCCGGCTCACCGCCGGCCACGACATGCCCGACGAGGTCCGCGCCAAGCTTCTGAAGGCGCAAGGCCTCGCCCTGGCGCCTATGGCCAAGACCGCCGACGAGATCACCGAAGCGCTGGGCTATCTGGTCAGCGCCTTCGACCTCAATCCGAAGATCGGCGTCAAGAAAGAGATCGAGGGGCTTCGCCGCGAGCTGACCAAGCTCAAGGCCGCCCAGGCTTCTGACAACGGCGGCGCGCCCGCCTGAAGACGGTTCACGGCGCTAATCCCCCGCCGTGGACCTAGGGGCGTCTCTCACTTGGGGGAAGAGACGCCCCACCCCTTCGCCCCCCGGCGATCGGCGGCGGAGCTGGACCCAGAGGGTCAAGGCCCAACCGGTCCAGCTCCCCACCGCCGTATCGGAGACGCCGAACGATGAGCTTGATCGCCCTCCCGCCCGTCGACCAAGAGCTTCCTGAGCCGGAAGGCCAGGAGATCGACGCCGGCCCGTTCTGGCCAGAGCAAGACACCGCTCAGCTTCGCGCCCTCGCCCAGCTTGGCGGTGAAGTGAGCGAGGTTCGCTTTCGCGAGGCCGCGCTGAACGCCATCATCGCCGTGACGCGCGATCTTGAGGACTGGCGCGCCGCCCAGGTCGCCGCCGGCTATGCGAGCCTCGACGCGGTTCCCGCCCAGCAAGTCAACGGCGAAAGCGCCAAGATCATCCTCTTCCGCCGCGCGCTCCTGGCCACCATTCGCGCCGATCTGGCGGAGGTCTCGCGCGACTTCGACGCCACGGCGGCCGGCGATCAGCGCTCCGCCCGCCTCGAAGACGTCATCAACGATCAGCGTCGAAACGCGCGCTGGGCGATCCGCGATCTCATCGACCGCCCGCGCAACACCGTGGAGCTGATCTAGTGGCCGCCTTCCGCGAGGTCCAATCCCTGGCGGACGAGACGGTTGACGCGCTCGTCCACCGCGTGACCGGCGCGGCCGGCGGCGTCGTCGAGGCGGTGATCGAGGCCAACCCTGGCCTTGTCGATCTTGGCCTCACCCTACCCGCCGGAACGCGGGTCCTCATCCCCGCCGATCAACCGAAGGCGGACACCGTGACCCTCGTTCAGCTTTGGGACTGACATGAAGCCAGAACTCGTCGAAATCGCTCAGAACGCCGCCGGAGCCCTTGGCCCCGCCGCCCTGGGCTCTGCCGTAGCCCAGGCCTGGAAGCCGGGCCTCTCCTGGCGGCAACGTCTGGCGCAATGGCTGGTTGGGATTTGCGTCTCCTACTTCGTCACGCGCGCGGCGTCCGTCACCTTCGGCCTCAACGAGTTCGTCGCCCAGGCGATCGGCTTCGTCGTCGCCATGTGCGCCTTCGAGGTCGCGCCGCGACTGGTCAAGGGTATCGGCGACGCTTGCGCCGCGATCCCTGACATCGTCCGCGACTTCGCCGGTCGCTTCCGCGCGCCGGGGGGCTGACATGGGCGAGTTGGTCTTTCTTCCACCGGCCTCCGTGGCTGATTTGCAGCGCCGACTAGACGCCGCCGGCCGCCCCTGCGGCGCGGTTGACGGCGTCCTTGGTCCCCGCACGCTGGCGGCGCTTCTCGATCACGTCGCCGGCCGCAAGACCGGCGCGCTTGGCCACGATCTGGCGCGCGCCATGCTGATCGAGTTCCCGCGCCGCAGGATCGACACGCCGCGCCGAATAGCTCACTTCCTCGCCCAGGCCGCCCACGAAACCACGGGCTTCCGCGACATGGTCGAGCTGGGTCAAGAGGCCTATTTCCGCCGCTATGACGGCCGCGCCGATCTGGGTAACAGCCAACCGGGCGACGGTGCGCGCTTCAAGGGGCGCGGGATTTTCCAGCTCACCGGCCGGGCCAACTACCGCCGGTTCGGCGCGCGCTTGGGGCTAGACCTCGAAGCGCGCCCAGAGGTCGCCGCCGAACCGCCGATCGCGGTGGCGCTGGCGGGCCTTTATTGGGTCGATCGCGGCCTCAACGCCTTCGCCGACGCCGACGACGCGGAGGCCGTGACCCGCAAGATCAACGGGGGCCTCAACGGGCTCCCCGATCGCCTGGCGCGTCTTGCTCGCGCCAAGGCCGTTCTAGGCCTGAAGGAAGCCGCCTGATGATCCGCTCGCTCTTCGACAAGGTCCGCGCCGTGCGCGGGTACCTGACGCTCATGGCCCTCGCGGTGAGCGCCGCCTTCCTCTACGCGCAATTTCAGGAGGTCCGATCCGACCGCGACGCCTTGGCCGCCTGGGGGGAGGCCGCTTGCGCCGCCGCCGGCTCGCATCTGGTCACGCCTGAAAACCCGACCCAGCCGGAGGCCATGAGGCGCGGTGTGGCCTGTCGCGCGAGGATAGACGCCCTGGCGGCCTTCAAGTCTCAGTCGGCGACCAAGACCGCCGATGAGCTGCTAGCGGCGCTGGACGAGCGCCTAGGCAAGGAAAACGTGGACGCGGCGTTAGCGCGTCGAGCGGCTGAGCGAGCCCAGCTCGCGGCCGCACAAATGGAGGCGGCGAATGCGGCTGTCGAAGGTGATCGCGTCGGCCATGCTTGGTTCGATGCTCTTAATCGGTCTGGCGGGCTGCGCTCACCAAACCCCTAAACCGCCGCCCCCTCAGGTCGAGGTCTTTAGGGTTAAGGACACCCCGCCCGCGCACCTGCTGACTTGCCCGGTGCGCCCGGTGGGCTTCCCGCTGGACGCTGAGGCGACCATGCCGCCGGCCGTCCGCGCCGCCGCCATCCGCCTCGCCCGCGCCTACGATGAGACCGTGACCCAGCTTGAACGGCTGATCGCCTTCTCGTCCTCGCCCTGTCCATCCGCTCCCGATCAAGGTCCGCCCTCGCGATGATCAAGGCCGCTCGCCTGCGCCACTATCTTGAGACCGCGATCCCGCGCCTGAAGGACAACGCCCAGGCGCTCAAGGTCTATGTCGAGCAAGGGGGCGTCGCGGCCGTGGGCGCGCCGGGCAAGGCCTGGGAATATCGGTTCCGCCTGGAGCTGATCTTCGAGGATATGCCTGCGTCTGAGTTGGACGCGGTGACGGGCGCGCTCCTGGCTTGGATTGAGATCAATCAACCCTCGCTTCTGGCGCCCGTGAAGGATGGCCAGGCGTTCGACTTCGAGGCCGAATTTCTCGACGCCAAGACGCTCGACCTGTCTATCAAGCTCCCCTTGACCGAAGGCGTGCGCCTGGACCCGCGCGAGGGCGGCAAGTTCGAAGCCGTCCACCTCGACGAGCCGCGCCCCGAAACGGTCTATGGCCAGCTCGAAGAGGTCTTCGCCAACGGCTCGAAGATCATCGATCACCGGTGGGCTCATGAGCCATGATCTTGAGGCGCTAGAGGCCTGGGCGGGCGCGATCCTGCACCGCCTGGAGCCGACTGAGCGCCGCCGGTTCTTGCGCGCCTTCGCGACCCAGCTTCGCCAGTCTCAGGCCCGGCGCATCGCCGATCAGAAGAACCCGGACGGATCGCCCTTCGAGCCGCGCAAGGCCCGCCGGCTCCGCGCCAAGGCTGGGCGCATCCGCCGTCGCGGTAAGATGTTCTCGAAAATCCGCACCGCCAAACACCTGAAGGTCTTGGAGGCGACCGAAAGTGAGATCGCCGTGGGCTTCAAGGGCCGCGCGGCCGCCATCGCCAGTGTTAGCCAATTTGGCCAGTCCGTCCGGATCGACAAGGCCCCGCGCGCGCCGATCGTCCGCTACGCGGTGCGCCGGCTTCTTGGCCTTACCGAAGAAGAGCGCCAGGACTTCGCCCGCCGCGTGCTCGATCAGCTTCGATAGGCGAGCTTACTCGAGGCGGCATAGCCGGCGGCGTCTATGCCGGAGTCGACCATAGATGCGCGCGCCTATGGCGGATCTCGATATCGCCGAAAGCCTGTGTTGTGGCCATGCCTGCTGACAACAGCGCCCGCTCGCGCGCGCCTGAGGCCAAGCCCATGAAGGGATGAACGCCCCCGCCCGCTCATGGCGGCCGGGCCAACCCTTAATCTTAACGGGAAACCATGGCCAAGGCTTATGTCGTGCTCGCGCCGGTCGGCATTCACGATCGAAACGGCAACCCCATTCCGCTCTTGCGCGGCCGCCCGATCTTCGACGCTGAGGTCAATGTGACCAACGTCACGGCGATGCTGAAGACGGGATTTCCGACCCGTGTAGCCCCGAACAAGGTGACCAGGGGCTATGCGACCTATGCATGGTTTGTGACGCCGCTGGACGCGGCCATGAAGGTCGTCGCGGGCATGACCCCGAACGCGAGCACGGGGACCGGCTGGCGGGTCCAGCCCGGCGAGACGATCCCGATCAACGTCGAGGAGGCGGGCGAAACGCTCGCGCTTGTGACCCTGTGAGCCGGCGGTTCTTCCATCCTGGCTTCGCCCGGTGGCCCGCCCTCACCCCTTCTAAGGGTGGGCTGGTTCCGCCTTATGGCTTTGTCTTTCTCACCGACACTGACGGCGCGTACCTGATGGATACGGATGGCGCCTATCTTCTGGAGG